CCCTTCTTGGCGTGCCTCCTAGAAGTGACCTTAGCAAAATAAAAAAGGGGGCTAATGCCCCCTTCTGTTAAGCTTTCTTCTTCTTTGACGGTTCAATTAAGTCGTTAGCAACCTCAGTCTTGATGCCCATCATTGCATCCATGTCTAACAATTCTTGCGGGATGTCTACCTCCTGTTGAGTTACGTTCTGTGACCCGTATGAATATCCAACAGGTGCGCCGTATGGTGTGTACCATTCGCCATTGGCATCAAACCATGCCATCTGCATATCCTTGTACATATCGTCAAGTTGTTCGTGCTTGTATTGTGCCGCTTGAGCCGCTCCAAATGATCCGCGTATCCGCTGAGTGCTTATCTCAGTGCCATCGAACAACTTGCGATCAGCCTCGTAACGGTTCTTCTTGTTGTTAGCGTTGACTTCTGAATCAACGCCGTTCTTGCCGCCGTATCGTAAGAAGAATAATCCGTCGAGCATCTTCTCCATTAGTACTTTGCGGGCAAAGCTCATCTCATCATGCGGCAAGAAGTCCTTTGTCTCATAGTCAAAGCGGTCATATTCAAAGCTTAGTTCGTTAATCAAAGTAGCGATAGTCATGTTACATTCTCCTATATCTATCGTTCATACACAGTCTTCTATGTATACAGATTAGACGCCATAAGAATTTCAACTGTGTCAAAGACGCGTAAGCGCCAGCTCTGCTGGTGATATGGATGCAGCGTCAGCTTGTCTGATGCAGCGTCCATGTCATCATTGACTCAGATGAAATACGGTGGCCCAACTGGAAGTTATAATTCATAGATTGTGTGTGAGGGAGAGATGCATCGCTGATAAGGTGTCATGCAGACATACAAGAGCCTCCTGTGATTATAAGCAGCAAGCCAGCTTTGCCAAAGCAAAGTGGCAGCTGTGAGATAATCATAGGCAGGGTCTGTGACTGCAATGACGCCGCAGAAGCGATTGTTGCATGACTCAACAGACAGATAATAAGTGTCATGCAACTCTTCTTGCAATGACCCTACCGCGAGCTGAGAAAAGACATGGAGAGACTGACTAAGGTGGCTGTTCTACGGTATCGCAGCAAAGGTCATTGCCACCCTGTCAACTGTAATAATCAGGTGTGACGTAGGGTAATTAGTATAGTTACGTAACGTCACTATTGACAGCCGTATAGGAAATGGTGTCGTAATGGGGGGAGAGAGGGAGAGGGGGGCTAGCGAATGAGACATACGATAGATGTTTTAATATTGACTGAGCTTAGAAAACAGGGGTGACATGGTTCCAGCAAACAAGAAGCTGACTGATAAACAGACGGCGTTAGTAGACACGATTGTAGCAAAAGGTTGTACGATAGCACAAGCAGCAGAGTTGGCTGGATATGCTAAGGGTGAATCTGGAAGAGTGACTGCAACCAAGACAATGAAGTTACCACATGTGCAGCAGTACCTGATGCAGCGGATGAATGATGAGTTTGGATTGAGTGCTACTCTGGCTGTTGGTACAGTGCGTAGGTTAGCTACGAGTGCTAAGTCTGAGTACGTTCAGCTTGAGGCTAGTAAGGATTTGCTGGATCGTGCTGGCTATAAACCTATTGATCGCTCTCAGGTGCAAGTGGCGGGGGACATTAAAGTCTCAATTGATCTAGGGTAAGGGGTGGGGGGAAAAACTCTATGCTCACGCTATGTTACTGATCCCCTACTTACATTTTTCTTAAAAAAGGTTCTCAAAAAATATTTTATCTGTTAAGGGTGAGAAATGAGATATTCTAAGAAGCCTGAGAAGATGCCTATTCGGAAGTCTAATTCCAAGGCGAAGCTTTTATTGAAGAGTAAAGGTTATGGTCGCAAAAAAATATCAGAATCCTGAGGGTGGTTTAAACGCTGCTGGTCGCAGGTATTTTAATCGAACCCAAGGCTCTAATCTACAGCCGCCTCAACCCAAGGGTGGGCCTAGAAAGAAATCTTTCTGCGCTAGAATGAGTGGTGTAAAGGGGCCGATGAAAGATGAGAAGGGCCGTCCGACTAGAAAGGCTTTAGCTTTACGAAAGTGGAAGTGTTAATGCGGGAAAGGTATAGTTATGTGTTTTGGAAATAGTGGGCCTAGCGCCTCAGCTCTGTATGCGGCTCAGAAGCCTGAGTTTGGTGAGTTACCTTCTTTGGCTATGGATAAGGTTAAGAGGGATAAGCCTAAGTTGGAAGATGTAAAGCGAAAGGGTTATCAGGCTCGTTCTTTGCTGATGCCCACTAACATGGGGGATTACTAATGCCAAAGGGTAAAGGAACTTATGGATCTAAGGTTGGGCGTCCTCCCAAGCAGAAGCCAAGTGGAAAGAAGAAATAGTGGCTGAAACTGTAGAGCAGCGTTATGACCGGCTTTCTAAGGAGATGGCTAAGTTTGAGGAGATGGTTCCTGACGTTGAGCGTGACGAACCTGATGCCTCGATGTCAGACAAGATGAAGCGTAGATATATTAATGTTACTGGCAATGCAGTTAAATACATTAGGGATAAGCATCCTAGATATAAGAGTTTATTAAAGCAGCTTGAGTCTATTGAGGCCAAGTGGGATAAAGAAGGGAAGCATATGTAATGGCTAGTTCAGTTTCTGAAATGAAGAAAAAGCTTCTTCTCGTTGAGCGGCAGTTTAGCAAGGGATACGGAGTTTACTCACTAGATCCAGATAAGAAGGGTCAGTATTCTGCTTTTCTTCGCAAGCATAATTTAAAACCTACAATGGGAGCTGTTAATCGTATTAGCTCTGTTAAAGATTCTTTGAGCAAAGATTCCTCAAGGCAAGAAATGCAAGCGGCACAAAGCTTAATAGAAAAATGGCACTCTCCCTTAAAGTCTGTTGATAAGTTAAGGGAAAAGAAACCTATGAAAAAAGCTAGCTTATTAAGGAAATAAACATGGCTGTTAATGCTGCTAATAATTATACGAAGCCTAAGATGCGAAAGTCTTTGTTTAACAGAATAAAGGCTGCGAATGTTCAAGGCACTGCTGCTGGCAAGTGGTCGGCAAGGAAAGCGCAACTTTTAGCAAAGCGGTACAAGGCTGCTGGTGGAGGATATAGATAATGGCTGATGCAAAAAACTTAGCAAAAATAAGAGCGCAGCACAAAGTTTTAAAAGATAACTTAAGACAAGTGCAGCGTGACTTTGGTGCTTTTTTAAGAAAAACAAAAAATGAAACAGGTCAGCATGTCCGTGACGGTAAGGATTTTTATGATCGTATAGAGAAAAAGGCGGCCAAAGATTTAAATACTTTTGAGTCTAAGCATGATTTAGATAAGTATCAGTCAAAGCCTCGTAAAAGTTTAATTACTCCGAAGAGTGGCGGCGCTGGCGGCAGAATGATGATGCCTCAGGAATATTCTAAGCGTACTTTGTATAAGCCCAAGACCAACTAATGAAGGCTCCTCAGAAATCATTATTAAGCTGGGGCAAGCAGAAGTGGCGCACCAAGTCTGGCAAGAAGTCTAGTGAGACTGGTGAGCGTTATCTTCCTAGTAAGGCTATTGCTGCTCTTAGTGATTCTGAATATGCAGCTACAACCGCAGCTAAACGAAAGGGTAAGGCAGCAGGTAAGCAGCATGTGGCTCAACCGAAAGCTATTGCCAACAAAGTAAGGAAGTATAGAACATGAGTTTTACTTCTACGCTAAAGCCAGAAGAAATTAGTATGTTGCGTAAGATAGTACGCAAGGTTCACTTTGCTCATGTGGTTGATAAGTTGGGCGAATCATTTGTTGATGATTATAAATGCGATCAGCTTATAGATAGCATTGCGCCTGAGGTTGTGGAAAACATGATTCGTTTTGGAGTCAACAAGGGGCTTAGATGACTGACTTCAAGTACAAACCAGATGGTGACGTACTCAAGGCTTTTATGAAAGACGACACATTCTTTCGTGGCATAAGAGGCCCAGTTGGTTCTGGTAAATCTGTTGGCTGCTGTGTTGAAGTATTTCGCCGCGCACTTTCTCAAAAGAAATCGGAGGGCGGTATACGCAAAAGCCGCTGGGCTATTATTCGTAATACCAATCCACAGCTAAGAACTACCACTATTAAGACTTGGCTTGATTGGTTTCCCGAAAGCGACTGGGGTAGATTCACTTGGTCTGTTCCGTACACTCACCGCATTAAAAAGGGAGACATAGACCTTGAGGTTATTTTCCTTGCACTTGATAGGCCAGAAGATGTTAAGAAACTCTTATCTTTGGAACTTACCGGCATCTGGATTAACGAGGCGCGAGAGATTCCTAAAAGTATTATTGACGCCTGTACGATGCGTGTTGGGCGGTTTCCTTCTATGCGTGATGGTGGCCCTAGTTGGACTGGCGTTATTGCCGATACCAACGCCCCTGAAGAAGATCATTGGTGGCCCATTATGGCTGGAGAGGTTCCAATCCCAGATCATATTCCGCGTGAGCAAGCTAAGATGCTGGTTAAACCAGACAACTGGTCTTTCTATACGCAGCCCTCTGGGATGGTGGCGCAGAAGAATGAAGAAGGTGAAGTAGAGGGTTACACTCCAAACGCTAAGGCTGAGAACACAAAGCATATGTTGAAGTCTTATTACCCCAATTTAATTCAAGGTAAGACAAAAAGTTGGATAGATGTTTATGTAATGAACCAGCTTGGAACCATTCAAGATGGCAAACCTATATACCCAATGTTCGCAGCAGACACCCATGTTGCAAAAGAAGAAATCGCCATTGCCGCTTCGTTGCCCCTTTATGTCGGCTTAGACTTTGGCCTAACCCCCGCCGCCGTGCTAGGGCAAAAGGTAAGGGGAAGATGGCTAATCCAAGCTGAAGTCGTTGCATTTGATATGGGCATTGTAAGATTTGCAGAAGTATTGCGACAGGAAATAGCCACAAGATTTTCAGAATGCTCTGATGTATATATTTACGGCGATCCAGCGGGAGACTTTAGAGCGCAGACTGATGAATCGACTCCTTTTCATATTCTGCGCGGTGCTGGCTTGAAGGCGTTTCCAGCGCCCTCCAACTCTGTTGACCTACGTCTTGAATCAGTCTCCTCCCAGCTGAACAAGATGACCGAAGGTAAGCCAGCATTTTTAATTGATAGGCGCTGCCCACAGCTTATTAAGGGCTTTGAAGGTGGTTATCAGTATAAGCGCATGGAAGTGTCTGGTGAAAGATATGCTGACAAACCAGATAAAAACATGTATTCGCATATTCATGATGCGCTTCAATACCTCTTGTTAGGTGCTGGCGAAGGACGAGCCTTGATGAATAATCAGAAACCGTCTAAGCCTGTAGTAGCTAAAAGAAACTTTGATGTGTTTAACAAAGGCCCACGTATGCGAAGATCCGCTGGCGTTTGGTCGAGAATGTAGGAGATAGCTATGTGTTTTGGTGGTGGCCCCTCTGGCGCAGAGAAACAAGCAGCAGCAGATCAAAGGGTTGCAGCAGAACAAGCTAAGCGCGAAGAAGTAGAAAAACGCGCAGAAAGCAAACGAGAAGATATTAGCGAAGCTTTGTCTGCAAGAACACAACAGCGCGGTATGCGCGGCGGTCGTGGCCGAAGATCTTTGTTTCGTGCTGGCGGCGCTGGATTCTTAGGGCGGTTTAACTCATGAATACATTGGCAGAGCAAAAACTAAAGAAGTACCAGAAGGCAAAAGCCTTTCGGGAAAACTGGGTTCCTCTCTTTGAGGAGTGTTATGAATACGCTCTGCCTCAACGTGAGTCGTTTTATTATGAAGAAGCTGGGCAACGCAGAGATGAAAAGATCTTTGATGAAACAGCGGTAGTTGGTGTTCAAGAGTTTGCTAGCAGATTGCAGTCTGGCATTGTGCCTAACTTTGCTAGGTGGGCTGATCTTATGTCCGGCAGTGAAGTGCCAAAGGATCAGCGTGAAGCAATCGATAACGAGCTAGATGAAGTTACTGAATATGTATTCGAGGTATTGCAGAACTCCAATTTCAGCCAAGAGGTTCATGAATCCTTTATGGACTTGGCTGTTGGTACTGGTGTCTTGTGCGTCGAAGAAGGGGATTCAATTAATCCAGTAAACTTTACCGCAATACCCCTTCCACATGTCGTACTTGATACTGGGCCAGACGATAAGATTGATCATGTATTTAGAGAACGTAAGAAGATTCCGTTTGATGAACTGAGGATTCTTTTTCCTGATAGTCAGTTTGATCCAAAGGTCGAACAGCAAATGGGCAAGGACAGAGAAACTACTGTTCTTGAGCTTGTATGCCGCGACTACAGTAAGCGAAACGAGGAAGCTTACTATCACTATGCATTTTGCATGAGTACCAAAACAACGCTATACGAAAAACAAATGAAGGGCGTAGGATCTAATCCTTTTATTTGCTTTAGGTGGTCTAAGTGTTCTGGTGAGGTGTATGGTCGTGGGCCTATTCTTAATGCTCTGTCTGCTATTAAGACTACGAACTTAACTATTGAGCTTATTCTTGAAAATGCTCAGATGTCTATCTCTGGTATATATCAGATGGAAGATGATGGCGTAGTTAATGTTGATACAATTAATTTAGTCCCAGGGACTATTATACCAAAAGCTATGGGGTCTGCTGGCTTACAACCTATACAAGCAGCGGGTCGTTTTGATGTAGCGCAGCTTGTTCTTAATGATATGCGCCTTAATATTCGCAAGGCTTTATTTATGGATATGCTTGCTGATCCTAACAAAACCCCTGCGACTGCAACTGAGGTGGCTGAGAGAATGGCTGACCTATCCAGACGAATGGGTTCTTCATTTGGAAGATTGCAAGCTGAACTCGTGCAGCCCGTACTTCAGCGTGTAATTTACATCCTAAAGAAGCAGGGCCGCATAGAAGTACCTACAGTAAATGGTAGGGAAGTTAAAGTGCGATCTGTATCTCCACTTGCTCAAGCACAAGCAAATGAGGATATCTCAAGTGTTGCGCGTTTCTTAGAGCTTGTTGGTGGAGCCTTTGGCCCTGAGATGATGCAAATGTTAATTGACTCAGAAAAGACTGCTATATTCCTATCTAAAAAGTTTGGTGTACCAGAGAGCTTGATTCGTGACGAAGAACAGCGTAGACAAATAGCTGCGGTTGCGCAGCAAATGGCTCAGCAGCAAATGGCTCAACAGCAACAAGGAATGCAAGTTGGCGACGAAGGCTAATATTGGCATAGACGGAATACAGCGTCACGTAGATAGAGACGTTGAAATAAGCAAGAATATAGCTCAGATATTTAACACGCCTACTGGAAAGGCTGTGCTTCAATATCTCAGGTCTGTAACTATTGAGATGGTTAATGGGCCTAATGTATCTACAGAAGAGCTAAGACATATAGAGGGGCAGCGGTATATAGTTGGCCTTCTTGAACAGCGCATATCACATGCACATAGGAGTAAAGACAAATGAATGATGAAGCAGCAATTGAAGCAGCAGAAGCAGATGGCCGTGATTTTGTAACTCAAGAAGATGTAGATCAGGCGGCTGCGCCTGAGCGTCCAGAGTGGTTGCCTGAGAAATATAAAACAGGTGAAGATCTAGCAAAGGCGTATAAGGAACTTGAATCTAAGCTTGGCGGCAAGGATGAAGAAATACGAGAAGCCTTGCTTGAAGAAATAAAAACAGAAGCTTTTGCTGATAGGCCAGAAACTGCTGGTGATTATCAGCTTCCAGATATTGTTGATGATGATCTTGCTGTTGATAATGATCTCTTGCAGTGGTGGTCTGAGCATTCTTTTGAAAACGGTTATGGTCAAGAAGAGTTTCAAAAGGGCATAGAAATGTATGCTCAGGCAATTAATGGAAGCCAACCAGATATAGAAGCTGAGTCAGCAAAGCTTGGCGATAATGCCAGCACAAGAATTGAAGCTGCATCTATGTTTGCTAATAAGTTTTTTCCAGAAGATGCACTGCCAGCTATTGAGCGTATGTGTGAATCCCATGAGGGGATTATAGCCTTAGAAACCATTATGGAAAAAATGAAGGATGGTAATTTTGCTGGCAATACTAGCCCATCTCCATCTCTTGATGAAACTGGATTAAAGGAATTGATGAAAGACCCAAGATATTGGGAGCCTAAAAGTAGAGATCCAAACTATATAAAGCAGATAGATGATGGCTGGCAAAGACTTCACAGAAGTTAAGATTATAAAAAGGGGGAGTTACTATCTGACTCCCCTTAAATCTTTTCATATTGATGAGCTTGAAAGGGTTCTTTCAAAAGAAAATCGCAGAGAAATAAAATTACTTGGCTACTGCGATGTAAGAACTGCATTAGAAATAATGAGCAAAACATCTGAGGCTTACGTCTGTCGTAAAGATGGCGGTGAGCTTTTGTTTGTTGGCGGTCTTTGGTTCTGTGAAGATCAGGACTGGCCTCAAATGTTTGCAATGTTTTCTAATAAAATAAGGGAAAACTTTACTATGCTAGCGCGTGGATCAAGGATGCTAGTAGAGTTTTTTGATCAAAGCCAATCGCATATGTCTATGACAATTCTTGCTGATTATGAGGGCATGGTAAGCTGGGCAACGTGGCTAGGATTTGATCCTGTTGGTGTATCTATGCAGAACGGAAATAAGTATGTTGAATTTGTTCGTTGCAATTTAGATCAAAATTGTGTTTATGATGAACCACGACAGCCCGTAATACATTGAAAGGCCCGTAAGGATACCCTTGTTGAGATAGAAAATCGGATACCTGTGATTAACTGAAACTTCTAATAGGACTGTAAAAATGGCTAATACTATAGACGTAGCTTTTATCAAGCAGTTTGAAACTGAAGTACATATGGCGTATCAGCGTATGGGTTCCAAGTTACGGAACACTGTGCGTACGACAAATGTCACAGGTTCAACTGCTCGTTTCCAAGTAATCGGAAAAGGCACTGCAACTACTAAATCTCGCAACGGTAACGTAACTCCAATGGAGTTGGCGCACACCAATGTTGAAGTAACAATGGCTGACTTCTATGCTTCAGAGTATATGGACAAGCTTGATGATTTAAAGATTAACATTAACGAGCGTCAAGCTGTAGCGCAATCTGCTGCTGCTGCACTCGGTCGTAAGACTGATGAAATCTTAATCACAGCAATGGATGCTGGTGCCAATGCAACTCAGATTGGTGCAACTGGCAGCGCAGTAAGCAAAGCTGACTTGTTGTCATTGTTTGAAACTCTTGGGAATGCTGACGTTCCAGAAGACGGACAACGCTACTTAGCCATGTCTCCTTCTGGTTTTGCTGACTTGTTTAACATTAACGAGTTTGCTTCTTCTGATTACGTTGGCCCTCAGAACTTGCCGTTTGCTGGCGGTATGACAATGAAAGAGTTCTTGGGATTCAAGATCTTTTCAACGTCTGCTGTAGCTGGTGGTAAAAACTTTTCGTACCATACATCTTCAGTAGGGCTTGGCGTAAATGCTGATGTTCAAACTGAGGTAAACTATATTGCGGAAAAAGTCTCACACCTTGCCACATCAATGATGTCTATGGGTGCTGTCGTTATTGATAGCGATGGTATCTATGAAGTCCTTGATAATAACTAAGAGGATTAATCATGGCTTATAATTCAGCAAACCTTACTCGTTTGAGTGGTGCTTCTGGTGTTTCTTTGTGGCACTATACTACAACAGATGCTTTTTCTGTTGTTCGTGCAGAAGATTACTTTGAAGATGCTCACCCGATGCTAAATATTAACGATGTTATTTTCGTTATTTCTGCATCAGGCGGCACACCAGTAGCTACATTGACTTACTTTAACGGCGTTGCAACCACTGCGGTTGACGTTGTTGATGGTAATACAATTAGCGCAACTGATACCTAAAGGAGTGGGGGCTTCGGCCCCCAAACCAACATGCCAAGAGTAGCTGATTCATCATTAGAAGTTGCAAGCAACGCATTATATCTTATTGGTGCTGACGGGATTACCGACTTTGCAGCTAGTACATCTGAAGCAAAAGTAGCTAATGCTTTATATGAAGACATAATACAGACTTCATTTGCTTCTTTTCGTTGGCGTTTTGCTACAACTCAGATAAATCTTACACGCTTAGCAACTGCTCCCAAGGGTAGGTTCTCAGCGTCTTATCACATTCCAGCATCTTGCGTTACGGTAATAGGCGTAACTATTAATGATGCATTAATTAAGTACGATATCTATGGTAATAAAATATTCTGTGACGCGGATGCAAGCGATACCGTTGTCTTAGATTATGTTGAGAGAGCGCCTGAGTCTAGTTGGCCTTCTTACTTTACTACAGCAATTGAATTTACTCTTGCTGGTTCCTTTGCAATCTCTTTAGCAAGAGATGCACAGCTTGCCCAGTTAATGGAGCAGAAAGCTGCGGCATTGTTTATGAAGGCTAGGAACATTGATTCTCAGCAGCAAACAACGCGCAAGCTAACAACATCGAGGTTTATTGCTGAAAGGCGCAGTTAATGCAGAAAGTAAGAGTTCCAATTAACAGCTTTCAGTATGGAGAAATCAGTGACTCATTAATAATGAGAACGGATTCACCTGTTTACAATCAATCTGCTCAACGATTAGAAAACCTTCTTGTTACACCTGAGGGCGCTGTAATAAAACGTCACGGCTTAGAACATCAATATACTTATTCTTTGACTTATGATTCTAGTCATGAGCAATCACATTTGTTTAAATTTGTTTTTGATTCAAATGAAGAATATGTAATTTCGATTGAGCATCAAAAAGTAAGATGTTTTCAGAAGAGTAATAATAACTTAACTCTTCGCTCAACATTAACTCAGGATGTTGATGGAACAGCACTTCCTTTTGATGAAGACTATTTACAAGAATATACAGCTGCTCAGTATGGCGATGTAATGTTTATATCGCATCCTTTGTTTGCACCTAGATTACTTACTAGAACAAGCCTTACGTCTTTTGAAATAGATACTTATTCATTCGATGCGCGAGCAGATAATAAAGTTACTTATCAGCCATATTCAAAATTTCATGCTAGTGGAGTTACTTTAGATCCTTCTGCTGTAAGTGGAACTGGTATTACTTTAACAACAAGTGCTGATTATTGGGTGGCTGATCATGTTGGAACAACTGTAAGATATCATGAGTCAGAAATAACTATTACTGGTTATACGTCTGCAACGGAAGTAACTGGCAATGTTGTTGATACACTTGTTGCTCGTTTATCTGTTTTAAATCCTCTTAGAACAAGAGAGGGTTCAAATATAGTAGAAGTTACCCAGATTGAGCATGGTTTTAATGTAGGTGATGCTATTACAGTACAAAATGCTGCTGCAACAGGTGGCATTAATACTACTAATTTAAATATTACAGATCAGGTTAGAGAAATAATAGATGATAACACTTACACCTATCAAGCTGATGGTAATGCAAGCAGCAGTGAAGATGGTGGTGGGCAAGTATCTATATCTTGCCATGCTCCAACAACAACGTGGGATGAGCAATCATTCTCTGCTGTAAGAGGATACCCAGCTGCTGTTGCTTTTCATGAAAACAGATTGTGCTTTGGTGGCACGTTATCTGAACCTGATACAATATGGATGAGTAAGATTGGTAGCTTTTTTAACTTCGATGTAGGTGAAGCCGCTGATGATGATTCAATTAACTTGGTTGCTGCTACTGGTGATTCTCACGAAATTAGATATTTAATTTCTAACCGTGACTTGCAAGTCTTTACTGCTACTGGTGAACTATATGTTCCTACTTACTTAAACCAAGCAATTACCCCGACTAACGCTCAGATAAGAATGCAAACACCATATGGCACTAGTTTTGTTACCCCTGCTTCTATCGATGGTGCTACTGTTTTTGTTCAAAAAAACGGAAAAAATGTTAGAGAGTATTTATATTCAGATTCAGAAGATGCTTATACAGCTTCTACTATATCTACATTGGCATCTCACCTTATAGATAATCCTAAGTATCTTACTGTTTCTCATGGTTTTTCTAATCTTCCTGATTCCTACGCAGCATTTACTTTAAGCAATGGTGACTTGGCTTTGTTTACGTCCAATAGGGCTGAGAAAAAAGCAGCTTGGACTAGGGTAACTATAGATGGAAGGTTTGGGTCTGTCATTGCTATAGGTGATCAGCTTTATGCAAATGTTTATGATTCTAAAAACAAGTTGCAGCTTTGTAATTTTTCTATGCCTAATTTAGATTTTGCTACAGCATATGCTTTTGCTTCTGCATTAACAGTTGGCCCTTTATATACAAATGGAGATGTAGTAACAGTTAATGCTGTTGTTAGCAGCACTCTTGAAATTATAAACTTAGGTGATTTTACTGTTCAAGATGTTAGCGGAGTTGCAAATAGAATTGATTTATCATCATATTCTTCTTCTGGATATAACATTATCCATGTAGGTAAAAAGTTTACAACACAATTAATAAGCAACCCAATAGATGCAAACATGGGCAATGGGCCTTCGACTGGAACCTCAAGGGGTATTACCAATATTATTGTTGACGTTAAGTCTACAGATTCAATGAAGGTAAACTCAAACGATGTTATTTCTTCAAGCTTTACTGGTAAAAAAGAAGTAAAGACTTTGGGGTACAATAGGAATCCACAAGTAACCATTGAGCAAGACAAGCCACTAGGCTTACAGATTAATGGAATAGTAGCGGAGTTAATAGTCTAATGATAGAAATGATTATGCTTGGATCATCTGTGTTAAGTGCAGTTGGTCAAATTGCTGCTGGTAAAGCTCAACAAGAAGCGTCTAAGCTAAATGCCTTTCAGATCAAAACAGATCAAGCCTTAAATAAAACGCAAGCTATGCAAATGTCTAGGGCAAGAAAGGAAGAGTATGACTTAGCAACGTCAGCTAATATAGCTGCATTTGCTGCTGCTGGTCGTGATGTTGGATCTGATAGAAGCGTTCAGGCATTCTTAGATAGGCAAAAAGAAATTATTGCTCAAGACACTGGTCGCATAGATCAACAAATTCAGTTTCAAAATATGAAATCTAAATCAGCAGCTATGGCTGAAAGAAGGCGTGGAGACAATGCTTTAACTGCGTCTTTATTTAGTGCTGTTGGCACTGCTTCTCAGGGTATTTATCAATATGAAACGGTGAAATAATGGCTGTTATTAGACAAAAAACACAAATATTTAATCAGCCTGTTGGAGTTGTTCGCGCAGATGCTGGCGGCGCGCAAGTAGGTGAAGCTATTAGCAACGCAGCCTCAAGGATTTCTCAACTTGCATATAGAGAAGCTGCTCAAAATGCAGAAGCTGCTGGTAAAAAAGCTGCTCAATCTCAACCATCTGATAAAATAATTGCTATTGATCCTACTACTAATATGCCTGTGGCTTACACGCCGCCTGCTTCATTTGGAACTATTGCTGCTAGATCATATCAAAACATGATTGATCGTAGATTTGAAGAATCTATTCTTAGTGAGTTTGCGGCTAAAGGTTCAGAGTTTGCGTCTAGCTCTTCAAGTGCAGATCAATATAAATCTCGTATAAGTAATTACATACAGGAAATGTACAACTCAGAAGGTGAAGCAACTCCTTATAGTAGATACATTGAAGAAGCTGGAAAAGAATATGTAGCTAGCACATATGCATCTTTAGCAAAAAAACAGGCTGAAGCGGCAAAGAAAGCATTAATAAATCAGCAGTTAATGTCTGGTTATCTTGATGAAAAAAAGCTGGTTAATCTTATTGGGGCTGGTGCATCTAATGAAGACATAACAAGTTTAGCAAACTCTCTTCGCGCTAGGTATTTAGATTTAAAAGACACAGACAGCATGACATTTAAACAATGGAGATCAGCCAATGATCGCATTGATGGGCTTGAAGGGTTATATGCTAACAATAATCTTATAGATATATACTCTACGCTGTCGCCTTCAGATCAATCTTTATTTAAGCTTGGCCTTACTAAGCCAAATATTATGAGTAGCTTGGCTGATAAAATAGGCAGTAATAACTTAGAAACTTTAGCTTTAGAAGCCAAGACAACAACAAGCATACCTACTTTGCTTGCTGGTTTAGATTCTTTTGCCTCTATTGCTGATGAATATGTAGAGAACCAGACTAATAGCATTCTATCTGAAGTAGGTTCAACTATAAGCGCTTCGACATTGGTAGCAGATATAGAAGCTATGGGAGCAAAAATTGAAGACAAGTCTGTTAAAAATGAAGTAATGTCAGAGTTGCTAGCAAAATGGGTGGAAAAAAACCTAGACGCGGCTGGCAAAAAAGCATCTGATATAGACATTATTTCTGAAGCTCTTTTAGATGAATCCTCACCAGATTATCAAGCAATAGCTGATTTAATTGGTGGTGATCAAGGTGAGTCTGTAGCAAGACAAATACAAGGAATGACTCAAGAGCAGAGATCTAATCTTGCAACTGAGATTAGCGAAAGACGAGCGGCTTTAGATCGGATGGAAAGTAAAGCTGACTTAGAAGAAGAAAACAGATTGCGTCAAAGTCTAATTGATTTTCAAAACGCTACTGATTTGAATGCAAGCTTTCAGTCTGCTTTATCAAACATAGAGAGTTCTACTTTAGATGAAGTAAAGCAGCAAACTTTAATAGGACTTGCTAGGCAAAACTTTGCTGAACAATCTAGAATAAGAGTAGACAGAATAAAGTTAAGCAAGGTAGATATTCAAAATTTACATAATGCTGTAACTCAAGAAAAAACAGATTTAAAAGGCAATGCTAAAGAAGCTTACGATTTGCTTAGAGAAGCTTATAAGTTTGATGCTTCAAGCACCTCTGCTTATTTAGATAGAAAACTAAAAGCAATTACAGAGCAAAACAATAGATATATTATTGGCATGAAGATAGATGCTATTCAAAGCAATCTTTCTACTGCTAGCCCTAATGATTTAGCAGAGTATGATTCTTATTTATTTAAAAATGAGTTTATAAATGCTGGTAATATGCTTGAGTTTCCTCAAATCGTAGAAGCTTTAAATCAAGGCGTTTTACTTCCATCTGCTAAAGTAGCTATGGAATCTGCTCTTACTTCAAATAGTGAAGATGTTTTAAATAATGCAATCCAAGTGTTTGATAAATTTTCTAATCTTGAAGCTACTACTGAAGATGGTCGACGCACTGATTTAGATATAATGCGTAAAAATCTTAGCCCAGAAACATACGCATTATATTCTGCAATGAACTTTGTTGCTCGCGAACAAGGCGTAGAGCCATTGTCTATTGCTCTTGAGTTTAGAAACTACGATGGAAATGTTGATAATGATATTAAGGCAGATCTTGATTTGCCAAAAAATGGAAATATCAACAGAGCATTAGACACTTACCCAATGAGTAGTAATTATAAAAAAGAAATATTAGCAACTCTTCGGATGCAAAAAGTAAGGGGTAATGTAATTACTGAGGATTTAATATCTTCTGTAATAAATACCTACACTTCAAAGATGAAAAAAGATCCTAGTGTTGTTGGGCCTTATATTGGTGATAGCACTGCATTCCCTAGGAATAATTATTTTTCAAATGATGAAATTATAGCAAACAGAAACCAGCTAACAAATCTTCTTGCTGATTCAGGTCAGTTTAATGATCTTTTAAAAGGAGATAATGCACTTGATACAATGGCTTTTACTTTAGGTGGTATTCTTGGTGGGGATGTAATGCTTACGTCAAGAGCTATTGTTGAAATGTTTACTACTGGAGTAGGTGCTAATGAAGAGCTGTCTGATAGAAATAGAATAAGACAAGGTTTAGCTGCTTTAAATATAGATTTAAAATACAATCCTGTTGTTTCGTCTATTGAGTCAGGTGTTCCTATGTATGAAGTTGGATATCTAGATCAGTTTGATAGCTTCCAACCTATTATGATTAATGACCAAACTTGGACTTTAGAAAAAACTGAATCAACAAGAAAACAAGATCTAACTCTTCAGTCTTTTAATAATTTAACTGTAGCTAACAATGCAGACGCTCCAAAAGCTGAAAGGGCTATTGCAGAAATAAATTACTTAGCAAGCCTTCCTCACATGGATGAAGAAACATTTATTAATAATCCTTCTAACATGGCAACGTACAAAGAAATTTTTGGTGATAATACAACAGCATTAAATATTTTTAGAAGTCGGCGCGAAGTTTATACAGGATCTAAGAATGCTAAAGATTTAAATTTGTCTTTGCAGGAAATAGAAGAAATACAAAACTTGCCTACTAATGTACCACCAAGGCCAAATCGAGATCCTAAATATACTGATACAGAAATTATGACAATGAATAGAAGTCAGTTAGCGTCTGCATTTTCTAATATAGAAGCATGGGATTCTAGATATGGAAATTACTATAATCTTGATGGTTCTTTAAAAGAACAATATGCAGCTGCTCATGCTGTTCCACCGCGTCCATTACGCACTGAGCTTTATCCACAGTACACTGATACTGAAATAATGACCATGACCGTACAACAACAGCTTTCTGCATTTCCAGAGCTATATGCATGGGACAAGCTTTATACAAACACACACAATAATGATGGAAGCCTGAGAAAGCAGCCAATAATAACTGGTTTAAATAAATGAAGATAACTGTTCCAGAGGCAAGACCTTTTAATATTGGCAGACAGCCAATGCAGTCTACAGTGCCAACAATAGGGCAAACAGGTAATGCTCAGTATGGAAGAATATTTAATCCAATAAAAAATCAATTAAATTTCTATTCTAGGATTTCTACTTACGATCCAGAGTCAATTGATCGTGTTGAAACAGTAATAGAAAAACAAGGGTTTAATGAAGAAGATGCCCGTTATCTTCGTTTGTTTGGAATTGGTTCTCAAGATAACTTTATTTCTGCGCTAGAGTTTATACAAAAGCGTAGAGATAATTATAGCGTATTAAATCGCTCTACTGGTCTTAATTTATTTCTTACCGATCCTAGCCTTCATGCATCTATTGCTATTCCTTACGGCGGTGTTGCTGCTTCTTTGCATCTTGGCAAAGGGCTTAACGCTTTAGGCTTTCAAGGCAGCGTTAGACAAATTGCGCGCGCAAAACAATTAATGCAAGGTAAAAATCTTACTGCTCAAAACCTTGCCAAAATAGGCGCTCTAGATGCAGCAGTTGTAGATGGCAGCATTACGCTTACTGAGGCGCTTACTGAGATTAACGAGGGTAAAGATCCAATAACTGAAATAGGAGACGCAGCGCTTTATACAATGGGCACAACGGCTGTTGGCGGTTTACTCGGATATGGTATAGGCGCAGCGCTTAATAGACCTATTTCTGCGCAAGCTAGGCAAGCAACCTTTGGCCGTAGATACAAAGAATATCTTAATAGTGTATCTGACGAGCCAGCAAAAAGAGGCGAAGATTTATCTTTTACTGGTGAGTGGTTTACTAATTCTTGGTTTATGAAAGCAATACCAACGCCTCTTCGTGTAACAATACAAGATAAGTTATTACCAGACTGGGCTAAGATGGATATGCTTCAGCTTGGTGGCGATAATGGAATGCCCTTTGCTATGAATCAACTTGGCAAAAGTGTAGGCAGTTCTGCGTTTACTGAATCTGCAAGACGTCAAGGTGATTGGTTTAAAGCGCTTGATGTTATTAATCAAAGCTATCGTGAAGTAAGCTCGCGTAATCCTACTGCTGAGTTCTTTAATGTTCCTGTTGGAGAATATTATGAGCGTATTCGTCGCAAGCTAGGCAAGGATAGCTTTGCACCTGATGAGTGGTACAATCACATTGGTCGTTTAATGGTTGATGAAGTGCCATATGATAAAATGACACCACAAGAGGCTGCGTCTGTTCAAGCCGCGCGTGGATTCTTTGAGCAATATGGAAAAGAGTTAGAAGAAGTTGGACTTATTAATCCAAAAGATCTTTTTGAAGACAACTATTTAAAAAATGTTGGTCGGCAAATGGAACTTCAAAGCGTTACTAGAAGTATTATTGAGCAAAACAAACGTTGGATGCGTCCACAGCAAGATAGACTTTCAACAGATATAGAAAAAATAACTAATAAGTTAAAAAGCTTACAGAAAACTGCTACAACTAGAGGCTTAACTAATAAACAGGTTAAATTTAAGGCTGAGTTAGAAAAAGATCTTGTAGGAAAACAAAACTTAATAGCTCAGTTTGATGATGCATTTGATAAAATACAAAACGCAAAATCAATTGATGAGTTAGCTTTGCTTTATAAAGAATTAGATCTTACAGCAGATATGCGTAATGCATTGCAAGACTTAGCAAAGGCTATGGATGATACAAGAGCTAGAATTAATAATGCTATGGATATGATCGATGAAATGCCATCGGTTAAATCACCTAGCAATTATCTTATGCGTATTTTTAATCGCCGCAAGATTGAATCAGACCGAGAAGGTTTAAAGAATATCTTAATGAATTGGTATCGTGAGAATCCTCAGATTATTGTTAAGGGCGATGACAATCTATTTAAAAGGCAAGAGCTAGCAACTGATCCTGTTTCTGTTGAGCGTAGAGCCAACGAAACTATAGACAACATTCTTGGAGAAACAGACGAGGATGCTGTTGATGCAATCTTTACTGGGTTTGGTCGCAGCGGCCCACTTGTATCTCGTCGCCTTAATATTCCCAATCACTTAATTAAAGACTACATTGTGACTGACATTAAGGAAGTTATGATTGCTTACACCAATCGTGTTGGCCCCCGACTGGAATATCATAAACGCTTTCGTGATCCAGAAACTGGCAAGCTAATGCCACTAGAAGCGCGAATAGATTATTACAGATCTAGGTTAATTAAAGATGGCGTTAATGAGCAGACAATAAATAAGTTTATTAAAAACTTTGTTGCTATTTATGATCAGGTTGTTGGCACAACTCTTAAACGTCCTGATGCTATAGATACAAAGATAGCTGACTTTCTTAGAACAGCAACAAGTTGGACATTTCTTGGTGGCTCTGGATTAGCAGCTATTGGTGATACTGCTTCTATTTTTATGGATCATGAGCTTAAATCTATTGGTATGTCAGTGCTTGGCTCAATGGATGATATATCTTTAAAACTTTCTAAAAGAGAACTTAATCTTGCTGGCGAAGGTTTAGAAATTACGCGTGGTATAACGCATTTAAAGTATATGGAAAGTCTAACCAACGATGTGTTTAGTAAAACTATTCCCGATAAGTTAAACAATGCTTTTTATATTATGAATGGTTTAGCGCCTATAACTGTAGCTATTAAAACTTTTGATGGTTTAGTTCGAGGCCATACTATTATTGACTCAGCGATTAAGTTGGGTGCTGGCAAGGCTAGTAAGTTTGAACAAGAGTTTTTAGCTAGGTATAATATTACTCCTAAACTTGCTAAGCAAATAGCTGACTCACCTTATGAAAAAAGTCAGGGTGGTTTGTTTTTACCCAATACAGAGGCTTGGACTGATGAAGCCGCTGTTAAAGCATTTAGAAATGCGTTGTCATCTGGTGTTATGAATAGAGTTATTATGGGTACGCCAGCAGATAAACCAATTGTAATGAGCGGTGTTGCCTATATTCCAGAGCATTTAGCTAGAATGTTACCTTTTGAAACATCTGTTGATCCAAGAGTTAAAGGATATCGCAGAGTAGAAAGTGGATTGCTTGCTTTACCGTTTACTTTTTACAGCTATACAATGGGCGCTTTAAGCAAAATTACTGCTAACCATGCTTCTGGTGCAGTTCGCAATCGGTTGTCTCATATAGCTGTTGCTATGGGTCTTGGCTATATGATTGTAAACACACGCACCCCAAACTGGGCTTGGAAGGATATGGATTTAGAGGATAAGATTATGAGATCTTTTGACTTCTCAGGTCTTGCTGCAATTTATAGTGATGCGGTTTATCGGGGTATAGCAATGGCTAGTGAAATGGGATTTGAAAACAACTTTCCCATCCAACCAAAGTTTCAAGCTCCACCAGATAAGATTGGTGCATTAGTTTCTTTAGGTGGTGCTCCTGCTGATTGGAGTTATGAAGTATTAAGCTCTATAGGGCAGATGCTTTCTGGTGATGTGCAAGACGGAGCTAAAGGTCTTATTCGCATGACGCCTCTTATAGAAACTATGGCTACTGGTGATGTAATTAAAGATACAGCCAAAGATCTGACTGGGTATTTACCCAACAGACAGTAAGGTTTGAAATTAATTAGTAACTATGGTAACGAAAGCTAAGCCAGATAGGAGATAGATATGGCGTCCTTTGTTAAAATAAACGACTTCGTTGCAAACGCCGTTGAGAATATGGACTTAGAAAGTGATCAACTTGTAATTGCTTTGTCTAATACAGCACCATCATCAGAAAGTTCTAATCCAACTGCTGATGGCAATGGCATTCTTGGCAATGTAACTCAAATAAGCTATAGCAATATTTCAGGATCTAATCCTAGAAATTTAACAAGAACTTCATCTGGACAAACAGGTGGTGTTTACAAACTTGTTCTTGCTGATCTTACGCTTACTGCATCAGGCGGTAGTGTTGCGGCGTTTCGTTATGTCTACATTTATAATGACACTGTAACATCGCCAGCAGATCCGTTGATTGGTTACTATGACTATGGTTCAAGTTTAACGCTAAATGATGGCGATACATTTACCATCGACTTTAGCCCATCAAACGGTGTTATTCAGCTTACTTAGTAAGGAGTAGTTTATGGCCGTTCTTAAAAATCGGGCAAAGATGTCCACCAGTACAACGGGTACTGGAACAATTACGCTTGGCAGTGCTGAGGATGGTTATCAGAGTTTTGCCGATGCTGGTGTAGCAAACGCAGATGTAGTTCGTTATGTCATTGAGGATGGTAATAACTTTGAGATAGGCACAGGCACCTATACAAGCTCTGGCACTACCCTTACACGAACTGTAAGCGAAAGCAGCAACTCAGACGCAGCTATTAATCTTAGTGGTTCAGCCACCGTGTTTATCGGGGCTACGGCTGAGGATATACAAAACTTCGTAGCTAGCACTGGTACAGCGACTGCACCCAATGACAATGTCAGTATTGCGATTGGTGGTCAGGCAGTGGCCTCTGGTACAAATTCCATTTCGTTGCAGCGAGCTAATAGCTCTGGCCTTGATAGTATAGCTGCGGCCATAGGTAACACGACAAGTTCTTATGGCGCTCACGGCTCTAATTCAATTTCGATTGGCGCTCTGTCAAAGGCTACAACCCTTGCGGGTACGGCTGTTGGCTATGGAGCCAATTCCACCCATACAGCGTCGAGTGCTTTTGGAACTTCGGCTACTACGACAGCAAATAGTCAGGTTGCTTTAGGCGGCTCTGGGTACACTGTAAGAATATCAGGTGCCTATACCCTCCCTTCGTCCGACGGAAGTGCCAATCAGGTACTTACTACGGATGGCTCAGGTGCTGTTACATTTGCAGATGCTGGTGGTGGAGACCCAGACCTCTATCGTGACAATGCTTCAAGTGCTACAACACCCTCGGCGACTGGTTCCAATGCGGTGGCTGTCGGAAATAATAGTGTAGCCTCTGGAACAGATAGCTTGGCTCTTGGCGCTTATGCTAATGCGACAGGCTTTAGAGGCATAGCCGTAGGGCGTAATGTCTACGCCACCTCAACGGGGTCAAACGCCTTTGGGGTCAATGCATACAGTGCGGAACAGGACACAATAGCCCTAGGCAATTCCAGAGCATTTGGGGGCGCTCACGCATTCGCATCAGCTATTGGTAATAACACTACAACTTATGGCGCAGGACAAGCATACGCCTTGGCTTTGGGGTTCGTTGCAAAAGCCCATAACGCCAACTCCATTGCAATCGGTCGAAGCGCCACTGTGACACATGATGATAGTGTAGCTCTGGGCCGAAACGCAGCTTCATCGGCAGCTAACCAAATTACACTAGGAAGCTCATCTGATAGTGTACGCATATCTTCTGCTTACACTCTGCCCACCGCAGACGGTACAAACGGACAGGTATTAACTACTGACGGATCAGGAGCAGTCACGTTTGCGGACGCAGGTGGTGGTGGATCGCCAGACCTTTTTTCTGAGAATTATACTAGCGGTACTAAGCCAGCTACGACAGGAACGAATGCCGTTGCGATTGGAAAAGGCAGTTCAGCTGCGGGAACTGAAGCCATTGCGATGGTCGATGGTACGGCAGATAGCCAAGATAGTTTTGCTGTCGGCGGTATCGTTCAGTCTGCCATTGGTGGCTATGCTATAGGCAAGTCGGCACAGGTATATAGCCAATATGGTTTGGCCCTTGGAAAATCATCATTAGTTACAGCAGCAACGGATGGAACAGCTGTTGGTGTGTCTTCT